GCAAGTTGGCGCGTCCACGGGCCTAAGGAAGGAGAGGACCGGCTTCTTGACAAAGGTCTTGGTCGGCAAGTGGTAACTCTTGGAGTTGAGTTCCACGAACGACCGAGAACGGCCAGTCTTCTCTTCGTTAACAACCATGCCCCAGGCGGTGACCACCGAGAGCCAAGCTTGATAGAAGTTTTCATCGCCTGCGAAGGCGGTGTCATCTCCGTTGATCAAGACTCTCCTAGGTCCGGACCGGCAAATACGTCGAGCGATGGTGTGGGAAGCTTTGTTTATCAGGCACAGAATGGGAAAACTAAAGAAGTTACCCTGCATCTGCCCCCTCAAAATAGGGCCTCGATAAGACCCCTTCCCCCCAACACCCCTCGACCAGGCATCCAAAGAGCCCGGTTCGAACGAACCAAGAATGTCGGCACGAACGTCCGGAGGAAGAGAAGGGGCACTCGCCACGCACCGAGCGACCGCGTAGGAAACTTCAGGAAGGAGATTACCCGTAGCGTCTGAAAAGTCAGCGCTAACGACGTCCTCCCCATCGCGAAGATCCGCGGCAAGCCACTCAGCGTGATCCGAGAGAAAGTCACCCCTCACGAGCCACCCCCGACGACTAAGGAAGTCGTAGAGATGCTCGTGAGCGGGGCGAAGAACCCTCTTCACGGCGGCCGTCTGACAAGTCACCACCCGGACCTTACCCTTGGTCTTGGCGCACTCGACACGCATGGCGTATCGAGGCACAGACTCGGGAAGACCGGGCGGTGCAGACAAAGTCCCACCAACCTTCCGAGGACGCTCGAAACAACCATTCTGGTCGTCGAGCCCCACGTTCCTCCACTCTAACCCCTTCGCCCAATCGGGGCCGAGTAGCTTGTTGACTACTCGGGTCAGCTCCCCGATTGGGTCTTTTGACCAGCTGACAGGCACGGGTTCGGCAGGGGTGGATACCTTAAGTACCCACGCGGCCCTAGCGTCCCCGAAAGCCTTGTTGTCGCACTTGCTACAACGAGAGTCAAAGAGTCGATTAAGACTCTTCAACGCCTGATGAAGCGAGCGCCTGGCGCGCTCGTCAGACAAACCTGACAAGCACAGAGGCTTCCTCCTCTGTAAATCTGCCCACAGGACAAAGCAGTTAGCACCGGTAAACCGGTCCTGCAGTGTTGGACACCCGTTAGGGAAGTACTCCGACACGAGCAAGCTAGCTGCCCTGTTAAGGGCTTGCCTAGTGGACCCTCCTGCAGGACAGGGGGCTTCACCGGACCTTTGACTGAAAGAAGTCAT